GGCCGAGGCGAAGGCCGCAATGGCGGCTAAGCGTGCCGCTACGATTGCGGCGAAGAAGGCTGCTCAGGCCTAGACCCAAAGATGAAAAACCACAAAAAACAAAAAACAAAATACAAAAAGTTTTTCATTCTGTGCCCGTCTGGATTTGTCCTTGATAATTGAAAAAATTGAAGCATCCAGACGGCCATTGACAAGTTATCAGTTCTAAGAAAAAACTCTTTGAACTACCTCCTTTCTAAAATGTCTTCCGTTGTTCATCCTCCGTTCCTGCCGAAGCGTATCGGCTGCAAGACTGGCCCCATGGCCCCAGAGAAGAAGGCCGCTATGCTTTTGAAGCGCTCAGCTACGCTCGCTAAGAAGAAGGCTGCAGTGGCAGCAAAGCTCAAACGAGACGCCGATGACCTGCGCTGGTACAATGGTTATTATGCCATGAACTATTAGAACTACAAAATTGAACAAACCTTTATTTTTTACCTGTGTTGTAATGGCGTGTTCAAAGAAAGGCGTATGTGATAAGGCATGTTTAGCCGATAAGTGCGACGAATGCTACAAGGAACTTCTACGGTGGAATGGCATAGAAGGTGTACTACGTTTAGAAATTGCGGAGACTGAGGATGGTATTGCTATAGCTGAAGAGAAACTGCATTGGAAAAAAGGACTTACTCCTAGCCAAAGAAAGGACTGGGAATACATACTATACGCTAAGCTGGTACCAAAGCTAGTGTTTCTAAAAAACCAGTTACGTGGCGAGTTATTTGAATATCCTGTTGGAAAAAATTGAATTGTGTTAAGGTTCAATGGTTGAAAGGTGGGCTGAGGCCTTATACTCACTATGAAATCGGGGCTACTTCTATATGCTGAGGTATATAGATAAAGTAGATATATCTGAGATTAGTTTATAATCTCCTGGAGAAAGGACAGAGACTTTACCCCAAGGTCGCATGATGTCATTTTTCAGTAAAAGCAAGGCGATGTCATTTTTCAGTACTGAAAAATAGACCCGAACTCCTAAGAATATATTTATATAAATAGGGAAAGATGCCACCAAAGCCATTGTTTAGAAGAAATTCATTAAAACTTCCTGCAGGCAAACAAATACAATGTTTATACGGTCCATTTAATGAAGGCACGAGTGTTCGTGATAATATCGATATGGCGCAGCGTATAATTTACTTTTATGGAAATAGGCCGCATATGCGCGTCGGTTTTTTTGATGGTGACGGTGATATTCAGATGAAGGATTCCGATAATAGGGAATGCACTGGAATGATATGTTTGTTTAATAAAGGTGTTAGTAATCATTTCATACCATACGTTAAGATAGGCGATATATGGTATAATGGCGATGATGAAATTGGATATTTAAGAAAAAGAGATGGACCGCCAACTAAAGACAGTAAATTCGTAGATGATAGAGGTACTCAAGTTTCGAGTTCTTTTATCAAGTCCGCTCTTGTATTTTATTATGATACTACAGCAATACAACATCCTAGAACTAACGAGGATTGGAGTGGCAGGCTTGTTTTTGGACAATTAGGTACATCGTGTGGTCCTGACGCAATACAAACAGTCTTGATGTTTGCGGATGGATATTATGAACGCTTTAATTTAGAAATTTACAATAACATAAAACTGGACCCCAGATTTAGTTTTGAAGGAGTTACAGAAAATCCTTATGTGAAAGGAGAACTACAGGAACAAAAAACTATACTATTAGATCAAATCGTTAACTATAGTATTAGAAAAGATACAGTAGATCCAGTATCTACAAACTTTTTACTCTATATGTTTATTCGGTATTATGCGATTGATACGTCCCCAGCACTAGAGTTCACCCCAGAAAATAATACTGCTCGTTACGGTGTCCCTGAAAGCAACGCAAAAGCGTATTATAATGCATTAGAATACATTAAAACTCATAATGAAACTAATAGTAATTATAATACGTCTTGGGCATTTATTAAATCCTTTGGGAAATTGTATCCTGACTGGCTTCCTCCGTCCTATCATGTAAAAAAGGAGTTTGAAAGACTTTTAAGAAAAGTGTATTTTCTTTATGATAAAAAGCCATCTGCAGATGTTCTGCTGGCACGCGTTCTTTTTTTTATCTATGTGAATTTACATGTAGACAAGGATGAGACATTACAAACTAAAAAGATGAAAAAATATCATGAAGTATTTAATAAGTATGGAGAAGAGTATAAGGAAGAGCAAGAAGGCAATATAAACTATAGTTTTGAAAAGAAATCGTATAGAATCCTACTGGAACTATATAAATTTTTTGAAGATAATTGGAGTATAATAATGGAAAATTTAGATAGCTTTCAAGATGTATATAATAAAACTTTAAAATCACAAGAAGGCGGTAAGACGCGTAAGGCTAAGCGGAAGTAATTTTACTGTACGTCATCTGTATACTTTCGTACAGTTATTAAAAAAATTGACAGGTGGTTGGTCCATTGATTGAATTGTGGGGGTAAACGCTAGTGCTGATCACACTGGCTGAAAAAGAAGCCACGACCAAAAATCCCTGGTCTATGAGGCTCTTTTTCAGTTTACCCATGTTGCACCAAGAAGCTCCATCCAGCCCTCAATATCCTCCTTTCTTAATCTACCAACAGGTACACCAGGAAGGTCCCCATGTCTTCTGCGATAGATGATATTCATGAACTCATAGCTATTACGTATTAAACGCAAAAACTGTTTTTTCGTATGAATGTTATCCATGCGAAAACCGTCTCTTTCCAGGTATATTTTACGCCATCTAGGCATCTTTATATCAATCCGGATGATAAGTATTTAGACCCTTAACTTGTTCTTTGCGGTCTTATACCTTTTTTCAGCTTTCACTACTTTCTTAAAAAGACGCATATGTCCTTTGATATCTGACGGATGATTACTATTATGCTTACGTTCTACTCTTACAGCTGCATTCCATTCTTTATCTAATCTGCGGACGAGTGCTTTTAGTTTCCTAGTTTGCATTCTATAAACGCAGTATGTTTTCCTTTTACGCCATCTTGATGTTTCCGTACACATCTGGAAAAAATTGAAGCGTGTTGGGCCGTCATCTGGATTGTCAGGGTGGTTGGAGAGCAACTATCCTGGGTAAATCCCCTAATATCCAGTCATTTGCCTAGGCGTGCCTGGCTGAAAAAGAGATAGAGACTACTAAATGTCATAGTGGGCGGTCCTAGCGAAAGCAAAGACCAACTATGGCGGCCCGTCTCGTGGACCCTCTTTTTCAGTTAAATAAAGATAGGTCTCTCTCTCCTCGTATACTGTAACAACCCACGTTCTTCCTTTGACGTTCTGTAATAGTGACGGTAACATTCAATGGGATCTTCACTAATCCTATACTGTTGGTCCATAGCGATTGCAAATGTCTGTAATGGCAAGTCTGGAATTGAGGGCTTATTGTTTAGAAGCCACCGTACATGTTCGGAGCAGCTGTGTTTCTTACAATATCTAAATTCATATTCGTTGCCAATTTGGGCCGCAAGCTGGGCCGCCCATTCGTAGTTGGCAGTGGATGCACGTATCCACTTCGTACACGGATGATGCAGATGGACTGGACGGTAGCCTTGGTCTACTGCATTTTTCATCTTGGGCGCAGTAAGCATGGAGGGTGGAAGAGTGAGCAGCTTCTGTGCCCGGCTGATAGCTACAGCTGACTTATTGTTGAGTAGTTCTGGGTAGTTTGCTACCCAATGTGCGGAATAGAGCATCTGGCAGGCCTCAAGAATCATCTTGACAACATGCTTATCGGCATGGGCCTGCGCAGCTTCCTTGGGGTCTGCGGAAAGAATAAAGAGGTTCATTTTGGGCTCAGGGGTTATCCTACCTGGACAGCAAGGTTTCAAATTTTTTTATAACGATTGAGTAGAAATGCCCAACGTAAAAAACGCCGCCCGCGATGTACGAGCGGTATGCAAAGCGATGCCCCGTAATGCGTTCAACACCTTAAAGAAGAACAGAAACGGCAACCGTAATAGCCAGTGGTCGGATGTAGAGCGCCAGTTCAAGACTGACTGCGATATGGCTCAGCGCATTATTTTAACTCCTTCTCCCCAAAATTCTTTGCTGCAGCAAATCGACCCGGTGTACACAGAAGATGTATACCAGCGTGCCATGGAGAATATTGGTAAACCGGCATCGTGCTTACCTCTGAAGTCGTTTACACCGCATTGCGCAAATGGATCTAAGGCACCCGAACCTGAATATCTATCACCTATAAATGGTCAGCCTATTCAACGGTTCCCTGGAATGCGTAAGGGAAGAAAATCTCGCAAGAGTCGCAAGAGTCGCAAGAACCGTAGATAAATATCAAAGTACAAGATCTGAGGTTTCCTACATAAAATTAATGTAATCGATCAAATTAGAAGAATGGCCTTAAATTTAGTTAGAGGTCTACCCGAGGATTTTGCTGCGGATGCTTCTATTATAGCTAATTGGTACGATAAAGCATCTGACCGAATTCGTAATCCTGTTCAATTAAAAGGGTTCAATGAAACGCCACGTAAGATCCTGACTTTTTTGAATGAACAAATGATTGCTATAGACGTGCCCAATGGTGATATTGAGCTTTTTATTAATCGGGCTCGTGACCATGTAAGTAAAAATCCAGAACTTAACAAGGATTCTGATAATTTAACTGCATTTTTAGAATTTTATTTAAAATCTGGAGATTATTATTTAGTGTTTTCTCGTGGACATTCGATACTTGATTTGTTTTTAGGAAAGCCTATAGAGTTTGGTAAAGAGAACGATCTTTCCTTTGCCGTCTTTTCGCAGCATTTTATACCTTATCAGGAATTGTTAGCTTCTATAAATTTTTCAAAGTTCTTTTATTTGGGCCTAAATGATGATAAGATGTATCAACGTTTTCGTCGTCCTTCCAAAACCATTTGGAAAGATCTTTTAAATACAGAGGAAAGCAAGAACATAACACCTTATGTTTTTTTGAAACATCTAAATGACATATTTGATAAAAAGACAATTGCCAACTTAGAACTTGCCCTAGCTAAGGCTGAAGAAACAGCGGACTCGAAGCCTTCGCAGTTCAGATATTCTTTGGCAAAGGAACTTGTATTTATCAAAATTGTGTTATTAATGATAGAGCATTTACAGAAGTATATAGATTTACAGTACTATGTATCAGCTGATAGTTCAGTTCTAGATCTAGTAGATCCATTGGTAGATATGCTTCTAAATTACCATAAGTTGTTTAGTTTTATTTCCTCGGAAATTTTAATAGAAAGCTACGGTTCGGCGTATAATTATATAAATAGTTTCCAATCTAAAGAAAATAAGTTAAAAGCGCTTGAACTCTTCTTTAAAAAACTTGAAAAATGCAAGGAACAAACTAAGGAAAGAGAGTACAAAATGCAAGCTGAATTTTGGGACGATTTTGATTTATACTCTATTGATCCAGAATTTGAGCGTACTAATGATTTTAGAAGCTATAAATACCGTAGTGACTTTCCTATGGGCATTCGTAAAATTGGTATCTTTACAATTGATAATACTATTATTTCAGAAATAGATACTATTCTTGCTGAAAAAAGTTTCCCATTTTCATATTTAATACGGTATTTTAAAAATCCATCAACGAGTATTAAACTGAATTATTTCTTTAACCAAATTAAGTCTACACTTGGATACAATTTAAACAATTCTAATTCCGAATCTCGCGAAAAGTTTAAGAAGGTAATCAAAGAAGAAGAGGATAAATTATATAGATACGATAATCCCAAACCGTACGAAGATGAATTTGAGCAGCGTTGGGCAGAAGAGGTTCCCAAGCCACTTTTAGCCAAAGATTTAACTCCTGATAAGGAAGGAACAAGTATAGATAAATTTGTAAGCGCTTTATCTCGCTTTAGAGGATTTCCATTTGTTGATAAATATCTAAAAGATATTGAGGCGATCAAGACAAATCCAAAAGTGAATAAAGCAGCTGACTATATGGCTATCATGGAAAGATATGTAAATGATCGTTCTCGGCTCCTTACATTGCGTGGATTACTAGATACAACAATCAAAACAGTGAACACTGATATAATTATTGATGCCACATTTAAAATTCCGTCAGAACTTTATGTATGTAGTAGCCTTTTGAACCAAAATAAACTTTTACAAATTTTACCCTATGGTAAAACGCCTGCAGCCCCCACGACTGCAAAGGACAGTGACAGTGACGACATTACAATACAGATAAAACCTTATGATCTGCATGTATATGATGGGATGCCTTGTTATTTTAATAGCGATAAGGTTTATTATGAAGAAGCGGAATATGACGGAACGGAGTCTAACGGAACGAAATTTGAAGGTATTAAAACTTTATTTATTGAAGTTGATACAGCATTTGTATGCTGTGTTAAACTAGATGGAACCGAGATACTCATACACGAAATTTCGCTAAATACAAATACTGCTAATAAAATTAATTCTGTAAAACCATCTAATGCAAGCGATTTTAAAGGAGCCGATCGTACGTTCCGTTTTGCAAAACAGGGCAATACTATGTTTATCTTGGCTTCAAAACAAGGAGAAGTACCTGTTTTATGGAAATATGATTATAAAGGAACTACTGCTCCTGAAAAATTCATAGAGTTTCCAAACCTCAAGACATTTGGGCAATTTACTCTTTTAGCTACACCTTACTTCCTTTTTGTAAGTTATTATGATGGCAATTCTAGTAAAATTTTACATGTATATGCAGAAGGTAATGAAAAGCGTGTACATAAGGTAGCTGAAGTAGGAAATACCTTCCAAACAAAACGCATGATATTTGATGAAGTGAATAAACTTCTTATACTTATTGATGGGCGTTCTAATCAACCTAAGTTTATCAGACTTGATGAGATTGCTATCCATCCTCCCCTAATACAGCCCAAATTACCAGCGGTTACTCAAGATAAGGCCACAAATCAAACAGCAATTACAAAGTGGTGGAATGAGATGTCTGCAGATAGTTTATTTACAGACAAACTCAAGGAGTACAAACGAGCAATGAAGATGGTACAATCATGTATTGGATCTATCTACACTGAAACATTAGTAATTCTAGATACTATGAATGAAAATAATGAATTTACAGAGCAAATGTTCAAAAATATTTATTTGCCTATGTTAATAGAGTGGTATACTTATTGTGATCCTACTAAGGTTCAACAAGTAGTAGGAGGTTCACAAAGAGGTGGTGGTATGTCGGCATTGGTAAATAATTTCATAAATATTTCTTCAAAGGATAACAGAATGAAGGAAAATCTCCGTCTAATCGCGAATAATCCTCACAGAGATTATAGAGGGCTAGTACAGCATTATCAGGATACTCTTCCTGAACTTCATATTGAACGTGCATTACGTCGTTAAAGAACTTTTCTTTTTTAGTTAAGAACTCAATGAGATATTAACTAAAAAGACTATACACGCTTATTCGTTTTCAGGAGGGGGTTTTCCAAATGGCGGCGCATTTCCTGAATAACCTCCTGGCTCTTCTTCATTGCCCAGCGCGTCTGCGAAATCCTCTTCTGGCTCATTTTCGTCTGCGTCCGCTACAGGGGCCGCTGCAGCGGCAGCAGCTGCTCGCGCCTTTAAACTATCAGACGGAGCCGTAGCAGAACCAGGCAAAGCACCAGGCACCGCCGCGGCAGGAGAAGCAGCAGGCAAAGCACCAGGCACCGCCGCGGCAGGCGAAGCAGCAGGCAAAGCAGCAGGCGAAGCAGCAGGCAAAGCACCAGGCACCGCCGCGGCAGACGCAGCAGCCACCGCCCCTTGTCCTGATTTCCGTATAGAATTCATAGCCTCACTAAATACATAAAAATCAAAAGCATTTATCTCTCCTTTGCTTTCTATGAATAGACGATCTTCATACTCAATGGAAGGGCGTTGTACAAGATCAGTCGCGATTTCGAACCCATAAGTTCTATTATTAATTGTTTGTTCCAAAGCGAATAAATCGTCATCTTCAGTGAAATAATAAGGATTACCTTTATATTTTTGTACTCTATTAACGGCATTAATTTTGGTAGTTGTTTGTTGGTCCACACCAAGTCCCGCTGGAAGACTATTAAACCACTTCTCAAAAGAAGGTGATTGTATCCTCGGAAAATGCCTTGGTTTTCCAATAGGTTTATCCGAAACTGTTTTTTCATCAGTTGGCTGAGCATCAGCAGGAAGATTAGTCACCTGATCGAACGAAGTATACTTAACTAAAGACCCTGTTCTCCACATTGATTGTTCTACGTTCAAAAACAGAATTGGGTTACCAGGTTTAGCACCTTCATATCCTACAATATTTGTACCATCCATGCGTATAAAAATGTTTTTAGGATTAATGTCCAAGTGCAGAAATCCGCCGATATGGAGCGTTTTAACCGCTTCAGTTAGTTTACCTTTTAAGTAATTTTTTTCTTCAGTAGTTATTCCATTAAAAATGAGCTTTTCAAGTGTTAATCCTGAAAAATGTTCAAAGCACTCCACTGCAGTTAAATCAGATGCTTGAACGCCGCTTACAACTCCTGCAGCATTTGCCGCTTCTCTAGGTATACTCGATGGCCCCCCACCCAACGCTTTCTTAATTAGTCCACCTACATTCGCAATAAATCCAAATAGGCCAGTACTAGATGCTTCAAGAGGCATAGAACCAATAAATACAGGGAAATACTTTTGTAGGTCCTTATTTTGCCATATATTCATATGATGAACTGCAGTTTTAGTAGTGTCATCACCACTTATTTTAACTATAAACTTTGGGTCTGTATTTTTACTAAAATATAATATTTTTTTATCAAATTGACACATATCAGAAATAATAGTATACTCACTATTCCATTGCCTGAATTGTTCTGTTTCAACGATTTGTTTCAATTGATTTACTTTATCAATTACAAAATCTTTATTTTGCGTAGTCAGTTCCTTTATTTTTTCTTTGTAATCAGGTAATTGAATAGTTGAAAACGCAGCGTCAAATGTATTTTTACCAAGAAGATTAGTATATACTAACGCTAAAATCTCAAAAAAAGCACATCCATGAGCATCTAGCAAAGTCTTATTTTTAAATTCTCCTAATGTTTTAATAATAACCGACAATGTATTACTAGCCTTGAACGCCTTATTAAGTACAACTTCATCATTAAGTTTATAAAGGCCTTCAAAAACGGTCGGATCTTTTTCACTTATATGCTTTGTTCCTTTTACAAGTAAACCATGTAATAACTCTTCAGGAGTGTCTGGTAAATACGTCCTCCGTATGGCTAAATACAGCAAAGGTCTGAACGAATCCTCGAGGTGTAATTTAACCATTTCCCTCTCTTGAGCATTTCTCTTATCTTCTTCGCTTAGTCCTGAGGATTGAATAACTTTTTTATCAATCTTCTCAAGTTCAGACAATAATGTTATACTCTTTTCTTCCCATTGATTAAAAAGTTTTAAGTGTGCGGCATCTAATTCAGATATTGCGCTCATTCTAAATTATATAGATATTTATTAAAGATGTCAGCACCCGCATCAGCAGCAGCTCCCACGAACGTGGCTGCAGAAGAATCAATAAAGAAGAGCCTTCAAAGTATTCTAGAAAGTCAGAAAGCTATGCTCAAAACTATTTTCCCGACATCGGAAGAAGAACCTAATCCTGAATATGAAGAAGCTGTGAAAAAATTAGCAGAGGCATTAGGTATTCAAGCTGGAGGTTACTTAGTTACTAAGAGAAGGGTATCCCGGAAGATATCTAGGCGTTATCGTAAAAGAAATTCACGCAAGAATTAACTCATAGTAAAGTAAGAATGCCTCCACGTTCAGCGGCTCAAAGGAGAAAAGATAGACAAAAAAAATTATCTGAATTTAAGAAACGTCTACAAGCAGCTAAAATCAAGAAAGCCTCACGATTCAAAGAAGTTGTTCAGCTATCTTCAACAGCATCTGTTGCCTTTAAAAACGCTTCCGAGATGGATGCTTTATTTGCGTCAGGTCTTGAATTAGCTGCACAGCAACATGCTGAACTGGATAGAGCAGGAGCTGAAATGTCTCAAAGTCGGGCTGTTGCAGGTGTCGAAGAAAGCGTACAATCAGCAGCAACCGGACTCGCAATAAGCATGTTAGATAATTCGCAAAGACAAATGGATGCAGTACTAGAAATGGGTGACGTGTTAAATGATGCGCGAGCAGCAATTGTAGCACAAATGGCTGCTGACAATGCTGCCTTAGTCGCTCAATTAAAAAAGGGAGCGTCTAACGTATCAGCTCAGAAAGCGGCTGATCTAGCAAGCTTAGCAGCACAACAACAAGGATTTGTTGCTCAGGAAGCACAACTAAATGCTGATATAGCAAAAGCAGAACAAGCTAATAATGCAGCAGAAGTTGCGCGTTTGAGAGCGGAAGCAGAAACTGTGCGCGCGGCGGCGGCCGCTGGCTTAGCAGGAGCTAATGCTTCACTACAACGTGGCCTTGATGCTGTCATTCAAAGCCAACAAGGTCTTTTAAGTCTTATTTCTGAAATTCAGCAGCTAGCGCAAAATCTAAGCGACAACCTTCAAACAGCTACAGAAGAAATTAACCTTTTAATTGATAAGTTGCGTTCGAAATTTCCTGATAAGTTTCCTCCATCCCCCCCCTTTTATCTTTACTATTGTGAATCATGTCAAAGTGGAAACGATCAAGATAGAGGTATTCTAGCAGGCCCACCCTATAGAGGACTTGGATGTGCCGCTGAAACTATGATGATACCATGGCTTGATGATGCGCAGAAAAGAAAAACAAGCTCACCGCCAAACATGCTTTGTTTTAAAGTACCTTCATTTGAAGAATGTTTAACACGAAAATTATCTATAGCTGGCGTTATTATGGGTTTGCCTCCAGTGCAGTGGACAGGACGAACCCGCGGTCGGACGCCGGTAGATGTTGGATCTGGTCCGAACCATGATAGATGGGATGGCAAAGAAGGTGAAGGCGTATTACGAAAGGTCATACTTCAAAACGGAAGATCGTTACCAGCACAAGCATTGAAAAAGGCGATGCAGGAATGCCTAATTGAAGTAACAGAGCAGATGAAAAAACAATTAGGTGGTGGCCCGTAGAGCCCGGCAATATTATTTTTAATAGAAAAATACTTACTTTCTATTAAAAATTATTAACTACTGATAGAGATGGCGGATAATTCTGTCGGCCAAATAATGGTAAATAGACTTCTACATGAACAAAAAACAGATGCTGACTATCTAAAGTCATCTGAAGAAAAGAGGCGTCTTGAAAAGAGTTTTGATAAAGTAGGTCGCGTTATGAAAGATGGGTTCAAAGAAGTTGCAAGAGCTCAAAACGCTGTATATAAACAAAATGAAGATATTATTAAGCAAGCTACTCTGAAAATCAAACAATTAAAGGAAATGTTCATGTTTACAAGTGCAGATAATATGAATACATTACTAATGATAATTAGTGATACTAATAAGCAGCTAGTAAGACAAGAACAGGCCAATTCTCTCCAACTGTTTGCACATTTACAGGAACTACAGAAAAAACGTGTAGTATCTCTTATGAAATATTTAGAAATTATAGGGTACGGCCAAAACGAACAAAAAGCTATCTCTGAGCAGGAACAATACAATCTAAAAGTAGAAATCGATAAGGGATTTAAGTTATTGGTAGATACATTTAATACTAAGTTTGCTGTAATACAGAATAACTTTAATAAAATTACTGATAAACTAAACGAGATAAAAACAAAACTTGAAGAAGTTAATAAAAGTGTATCAGAATTACCTCAAAAACTAGAACCTAAGTTTGTTAAAATACATGAAGATATAGATAAACTGACAGCGAAAATTGGGGAATGTTGCGGAAAAAGTGGTTCAAGTCCTGGTGTAGGTCCTCTTGGTGCGCCTGGTGCTCCTGGGCCAGGTGCTCCTGGGCCTGGTGCTGGTGGTATAGTTGGAGTAGTTGGACAGATTTTTAACGCACTAGGCCAACGCTTTGGCGCTGCTCCTGCACCTCAAGTGCGCCAGAGCAGGAGAAGGCAAGCAAATCCTGCTGCGCCTCGCGCATCTCGAGCGCCTCGCGCATCTCGAGCGCCTCGCGCGAGGCCTCAGGCAGCACCGCAATCTGGATACCAAGCAAATGCTGCAGCTCAGAGAGCGGCGGCCGATGCAGCTCGCGAGCAACGTCAATTAGCTCGTGCTGCAGCGGCGGCGGGTACAGGTCCGTAACAATCCTAATAAATTAACTTCATTCTTATTAGAATGACTCGTGCTACATATCGTAGGACAAGTGATACAAACCCAAATAGAAGAAGAACTTATAAACACAGTGCTGGTTCAATCCTTATGTCTCCGGATAAGCAAGGTGAAGTTAGTAACATACATTTTGATAATCCTTCCGATATTGAATCTAAACTGAACGATCCTACGTTTTTTGCTCGATTTTTATATGGTTTAGGTAGTTTTTTGTCCTATAAAGAAGAGCTTGCTAATAAGCGTCTCAGTAATCTGAATGACGAACTTGCCAAATTGGATGATGAATTTAATAATGTGATTGAAAACTTCAAAAGTGTCTTAGGCGAAAGCGGCGAAGATGAGAAGAGTATGCGTGGCTCCCTACAGGAAGCCGTGCAGAAAACATTATCGGAGAATTATGAATCTAAGTATAATGAATTCATTGCTAAAAAACAGTCATACAAAATGGTATTACAGTTTATTCAAAATCGTCGCGCATATATCGTTTATGACTTAGGAAGTGCCAAGCCCGGTGCGGCAATAAAAAAGTCTATTATTGACCGCGCAAAAATTATTTATGGTCTTTACCGTGGTGATAAATATAAGGATATACGTATAAAGGTCTTCGACTTATTAAATACGTTAACCTACTCATCAGCATCGTTAAAGAGCAGCTTCCAATTAAATTTAGTCGTTACAGGTCCAGCGGGTTCTGGTAAGACAACAATCGCTCGTGAATTATCGAAGTGGTACAGTGAATTAGGTTTGTTTACATCCGATGGTTTTAATGAAAATCCAGATATTGCCTTTTCTGAGAGTGGTCGTACCAATTTTATTGGTCAATACACAGGCCAAACAGCACCCAAAACACTCCTTGTCCTGTTCTCGAATATTGAAAAGACATTATTTATGGACGAAGCGTATAGCATTGCTGGATGTAATTTTGATAGAACTACAGGTAAAATAGAACCTGATGCATATGGCGAGGAGTTTATTTCAGAATTGCTTCGATTTATGAACGACCATAAGGGTATGTCTGCTATTATTGTAGCAGGATACAAAAACCTTATGATTAAATGCTTTATGGAACGTAACGAAGGTTTGCCGCGTCGCTTTCCAACAGCGATTGATTTACCCTTATCTTCGACAGACGAGTTATTTAATATTTTCTTAAAAATTGTTGTTGAGAAAAGTTATGAGGGTGCTTCTCAGTATAATAAGAGTTTAGAAAATGAAAAGAAGAAGTTAAATAATTTAAAGAAGCTCGAAGATGATCCTGCTATATTAACATCGTTAAACGAAAATATTGATGCAATACAAGCAAAGCTTAAAACGTATGATGATCGTATTAAAGACATTAAAATGCAGAAAATTAAGTTTTATTGTATTATGAAGCCAACCTTCATGATGCTCCATATGGATACAAGTTTCCCTGCAGTTGAATTACTTCGTAAGTATTTGCTTATGGTACAACTACGTATACAGTATGAAGGAGATACAGATGTTGAAATAGATAATGTTTACTCCTATACGATAGTTACGCAGGTTTTAATTTGCCTGTTAGAAACACAATTGCAGCGCAATATTTTACGTAGACATTTTTATGCTGATGTCTTTTCTCTAGAGGATGCTAATTTATCACTCTTTAAAGCCCAAGCAGGCGAGATGGGCCTGATTGCGGATTTATGTACTAAGACAATTGGAGCTGAAGCAGCATTACGTGATGCCAACGCCGCAGGAGAACTACAGAAGACGGTTAGCATTGAGGAAGAAATGAACTTGATGAATACGTATTTCTATGATAAGGGGTTTGAACTAAAACTGTATCAACAACATATACCTCAGAGAGGAGGAGATAATAATGAAAATTATTTATTTCAGCGGGGCATAAAAGGTAATAAAAAAGGGCTAGAGGAATGGGCGGCGCGAAGGCGGAGGGCGGAAAGAGAGAAATCAGAAGCGGCCACGGCGGCGGAAGCGTTGGCAGAAAGAGAGAAATCAGAAGCGGCCGCGGCGGCAGCGGCGGCGGCAGAAGCTGAAGCAATAAAAGAGGCAGAATCGTCAGGGGCAATAAAGGCGGTGGAAGAAGCAGCCGCCCAGCGCGCGCCGTACGACGAAATAGAACAACGTATTAAACAAAGAAATCAACAAAACAAAGAGTTACGAAATGTACGTGTTGAAGCAGCCGAACGTTATAGAGAAAAAAAACAAGCTAACAATTCAGTAGTAGAACCTGCCACGCCCAAAGCACAATCTACAAAATACTATATGGAAGTTATCAAACGTGGTAAGGATTTAGCAGAATTTCAAGAAAAAATAAATAAATTTTTAAGTCTAGAAGATCTGTTTAAGAATTTACCTGGCGCTGTTCAAGCATCTTTGAACCCACAAGCTGTTTCTCCCCTACCTTCTACTCCTCCAGAAAAGAGTAAGGAAAAAACAAAGTATGAACTTGAACTGGAGAGGAAAAAACAAGATGCTACAGATAGTCTTGCTGACTTATTTATTGATAAGAAACTTGAAAAAATAGCTCAAACTGCAGAAGATCCTGTTGCCTATTTCGAATCCGCAAAGAATGTTATTGACAAACTAAAACTACCTGAGAAGACTGAACAAAAAACAACTGGTCTAAAAGGTAGTTCAGATTCTCTACCCTCTCTTTCAGCTTTATTCAAGATGCTACATGAGAAGGATAAAAGAGACGAACTTATTAGGCATATGGTTAATATTTACTTTAGAAAGAACAGTCCGCGCTATATAAATAGTTTACTTGACAAAATACCTACAGAATTCCCAATCCATTTAGAACGCACTGAGCTAGAATTTGAAAGTAAGGAAATGAATAACCAAAGTCTGCATTATAATAAGGTACTAAATAAAGTAATAGAATATAATAATAATATATTTAAAAACTTACCAGCACCTTCTTTAAACAATTCTAAGATGAAAATGATACAAGATGCAAGCCTTACACCCTTACAGAAGACAACCTTAACCGCTGATATTTTATGGGAAGATATAGGTATTTTTTAATTGATACTTTAAGATAGGAGACACAATGGATATTGAATATTTAAAAGAGTTATCACGCGATTTTTTGACCCCTCCGGCAGCTTTAACGGCTCAACCAGCGGTAATAGGTAAAACTATTACTCGTCCTATTAGTCCTCCAACGGCCCTTTATACAGCTAAAGAAGTCAAAGCAGACGATCTTAAAAAAACGTTGACGAATTGTAATGTAAATGGAGAATTTAATACAGATTGTTTTTACCACCGTATAGGTTTGTTAAATTATGATTTAGAAAAACTGACTACAACGACTGATGCACAAATCAACACTATTCTAAAAGCAAAGGGTGTTCTGAAAGAACCAACAGCTCCGACACCTCCTGTTGCAGCTGCACCAGTGGCTCAAGCGGCTCCTGCAGTAGCTCCAGCGGCTCCTGCAGTAGCTCCAGCGGCTGCTGCAGCTGCACCTATTGTGGCTCAAGCGGCTGCTGCAGCTGCACCTATAGTGGCTCAAGAGAATCCAGCGGCTGCTGCAGTACCTTCAGCGGATCCTCAAAGAGCTACAAGATCAGCTCGACAACGGCGTAATCGTACTTTTAAGAAACGGAAAGCAAGTTTCAGAAAAAATTGAAATGTGTGCATTACCAAATGTAAAAGATGTGGGTTATATCATATAGTCCACATCTTCTTTCCTTCCTTTCTCTCGTACAAGATGTCCCTTCCACTTCCGCACGAGTCCAACAGCATCGTCTTCTCGCAGTACCTCGACGCGCAGGCGCGCCGCCCGCTGTGGCTCACGTGGTCTACGGTCAACAAGCGGGAGCGCTACTGCGAAGAGCCTGATTGCTCCGCGGTTGCGTATGCATCCTTGGGGAACCGTTGTGAGGCGCACTACCATGCGTACATCGTACAGGGCCGCGTTGCGCAGCTGCCGCGCCTATTGGAGGAGCGCAACGTTGAGCTCCTACAGCGTGAATATGAATTGAACCACGAGCACCGCTGCTCTGGTGACTTTGACTACGACCTTGGCCATGTCGTCTGTGACTTTGCGGACGAGGCAGACTGTCCGCAGTACAAGCCAACAGCTGCCCATGGCGCACTCGTAGTCGGCCGCTGGTCTGCACATGTTGCCGCACTTACCCAGTGCCGCCACTGTCATACCAGGAATACCGAGCTTCGCCATGACCCTGTGGGCGATGCCTACTTCCTGGACTGCACGGCCTGCGGCGGCTGCCACAGAGTTGACAAGGCGCTTCTAGACGCTATTCCTCCAGCCGCTCCCTTGCGCTCTTGCGCAGATTGCGGCCATGTACCTGAGGACGGTCACTTTCCCTGCTATCGCGGGAATGACGCACTCTGTGCGGACTGTGAGGAGAATGCATACGGCCCGCCAGAGTATGAGGACTGGCGTGAGCGTACAGGCCGCTGCGGGACGTGTGACCTGTTCTACGACCTCCACTGTTCCTCAGATAGGCGTGACCTCTGCTATAGGTGCAAGCCGTCATCTCTAGGTGGTCTTGCGAGCCCAAAGGCTAAGGCTGGTGCGAGCAGCCGCACGTCTGTATCCTATGAGGAGGATGACGATGGCTCTGAGTGTCCAGGATGCGGTTGCAATCTCCGTGGCGGCCTAGCTGCTAATGGATACTGCGTCGTCTGCTGGCAGGAGAAGTTCGAGTGAATACAAAACAAAACACAAAACACAAAAAACACAAAACACTTTTTTGTTTTTAGTACAGTTTGTAGAAAAATTGAATGTTGTTCTGGATTACTAACAAAAGGTGTGGATATCCTAATATTCACATTCCTTCCTTTCCTTTCAAAAATGTCCGTTCTTCATTCCGCAATGGCCACTGTAGCGATTGAAGCCGTGCGCAAGTACTACGATAGCGTTCTTGAGGACGCCGATCCGACTATCCGTAGAGCGGCTCTTGGCGAGGCCATTGCGGCCACACTGCAGTGCTCTGGAGCCGACCAGGTGGTCGTAGAGAAGCAGAGCGTAGAAGATATGGACGAAACTGTCCGATACTACAAGGGCGCTTTCGTCAATGACTATCGTGGGACAGACGAAGAGGCGAAGCTTTTAGAAGTGGCACGAGAGCAGATTCGTAATATCCGTCGCGCCCGTGCCTCGTTCGATGTGTATCTTTGCGAGGCTCGTGTTGCGGCCTTGATCGCAGCAAAGGCGCAAACTTAGACCGATGAACATTCTTATCCGGCGGCCGTAGGCTGCTGAATTGTATGATTTGTCAGCCTTAAGACTAAACTATTTTTTAAGTACATGTTTTTAAAAAAAATTGAAGGGTGGTCTGGATAACTAAACAAATGGCGTGGACATCCTTTCTCCAAAATGTCCTTTCCTTCTTCGTCTCCACATGCGGCACTCTACGCAGTGATTGCGGCCGATAAGTCACAGTGGAAGTCTATCCACTTGCAGCTACGTGCAAATGGCTGGACCCCGTCTATCGCTCGCCGCCTGGTAAAGCTGATGTACCCTGACTGGCACTGCGGCACGTACGACCAGAATATGCGTTTGCTGCTTATTGCGCATGTTGCGAGGCCAGGTCACAACTTTGACTTCTGTGGCCTCACAGACTTCCTGCCTAAATGGGGGTACGTATGGACAAGTACAGGCCAGAGCAAGGTCTGTACGAATTTCGCCTACACTCCGTGGCGCTACGTGACGGAGACCTTGGGCTACACCGAGGAACAGGCCTTCGCATACTTTAGTGCGAAGCGACGTAGTCTGCGTCTCCTTCTGTCGCAGTAAACAGAAACAACACAAAAAACATGATTTTTTGCGTACATATCTGAAAAAATTGATATCGTCTCGCTCAATCTAATTAGAAGTGCGGCTGCATTCCTTTCCTTTCTCTTTGGTAAAATGCCTTCTTCCTTCCTCAACAAGACCCAGGCTGCTGCGGCAATCCAGCGTTGGTGGCGTAGCATTGCACCTATGCCGGTATCCGATCTCAAGAAGTACGTGTCCGAGTGGATGGCCTGGGAGGCCGGTGAGTACGAGGAGTGCGAGCACTGTGGCGACAACGAGGCCTTTTGTGATTGCGAGTGCGACTCCGAGCCTGTACAGGCAGTCTGTACGCAGTGCAACAGCGACTGTGGGGGAGAAAATGGCGTATGTGAGATGTGGGCTCAGTACGACAAGGACGATCTGCGCAAGATGGATCTTTATAACTACCGATTTAATAGCGGTAGATGAGATATTGCATAAAGCAGCCCACTGTGTGCTTAGACTTGCTATAATTATGCCTAAAGATAAAAATCTTGTTTACATAGAATGTTCTACAGATTACTTCGTTGTATTTTTTTCTATGATAAGCCATTTTTAGAAGTTACTTGGACAGACGACAAGAAGACCAAGAAAGTTATAATCTATACTTCTGAGTTCAAACGTCTCAAAACAATGGACGACCTCTTCCGGTTTGTAGAAATGCCCATTTATCAAAAAAAATATACAATTATCAGTGAATTTCGTGTTATATATCCTTGGCAATCTATTATTATTTTCAATGATATGGATATAGCAGTCAATAACACAAAGCAGTTTCATTTTAAAATGAAACCCCTTTACGGTAACAAATGACGTAGTGAAACTCCCTTAATACTTGTAACTTCTAATGCATCGTCCGAATCCGGTCTCTTTGTCTTCCCCTTTCCTTCGACCGCCGTGTATCCTAGAAGATGACCCTTTGCTCCATGGATTATGAGATCCATAAACTTACCATTGTCGTATCCAATACAAATAAACGTTACACAGTGGCCAGCGCTAGACATCGCTTCCTCTCCGTCTGTCTCACAGCGTACAACACGGCCTGTAGCGATTAGACCTCTGAAACTAACGTCGTACTCTGGAGACGCTGTTCCAACTAAGGTATTTTTAACCTTCTTTAACTTCCTCTGTGGAGCAGCTGCAACTTCCTTGTAACATCCAGGATAGAACGGAGCCGAGAGCCAGTATCCACGCTGTTTCATATCAAGACAGATTTGTTTAGGGTCGTCGTCACGACACAACACAAGTTGCTCTCCTTTGGCCGATAACATCATAGGTTGTCCTTGCTTCGTATAGGATAGACGATACGGTGCTTGGCCTCGTGTGAGAAGAAGGCCCGATGTACGTGCTTCACGCCAATGAACCCACTTACGATAGTCACTATTACAATGGTTCAACGCAGCGACCCAAAACTTATGCGGATTGTGGGCTTTTTCGTACGCGAGAGCCCATACAAGTTGCGCATAACTCAGAGCGTGGCTTTTACAGAAACTGTAGTGTTGTAGTTGGTTTAAGTCTTCTATGAGCTGTTTCACAGTTGGTTCAGGTATCCTTTGTGCTCTACAAATATCCCTAAACTGTAGGATTTGACCCATCTTCTGTTTCGCAAACGCCTTCCTATACTGGTCTGCCAGGCTATCTAAACTTTCTTGAGGAAACGGTGTTTGGACGCCATGATTGAAGACAGCACGAACACGAGCTAGAGCATCGTCATCGTACACGATGGGACGCTCTAAATCCGATGAGGGAGAGATGCCAGCACGATGGGCTGCAAGATAGGCAGACTTTCTGCCTCCTACAGCGGCAGCTGGACGGATCAAGGCCAAGGCGACAGCAATATCTTCTACCGACGACGGCATTAGCTGTTTATAAATATGCCGCATTCCTCTGCTCTCGCCAAATGTGATGCCAATCGTATTTCCTGTACTGAAGAGCCGTACAATATGTTCATCATATTTCGGATAGTCTAGAAGAGAACGTCTACCTTCTGAGGCGTCCCACCATTGCGCCATACCTCTGTTGCTGAGAAGGTCAATCTTAATGTAGCCTTGGTCCTCGGTTTCATCCTTATTGAGCCTGATTTGTGGAAGTTTTCCTTCACTTTCTTTTAAGAGTAAGTCCCTAGGAACGGCGCCCTCCTTGTCAAAGATAACGATGCCGCCGCAGTGAAGACTTTCTGTCCGTAAGGTGCCTAACTTCTCGTTCAGAGTTGCTTTAATTGTCGCAGCAACTTCAGGATCCTGTACCATCGTTTCAATCGGTGTGTTCTTTCTGTAGGTGATTTTAGGTGCATGAGTGCGCATAGCGTCCTGAAGAGCCGACTTGTATTGATAGAGAACATGATTGCTAATCCGTGCGACCTGGCCTGGCCAGGTCTTGCCAATTTCTGTGTATAGTTCCTCACGTCGATTGTACGGTACATCAATATCAATATCTGGCATATCGGTGCGTCCGTGGTTCATGAAACGGGCAAGGTCCATC